ACTATTCAATGTTGCTTAAGATGACTGATCCAACTCAGATGAAAATACCTGATCACACAATGGAACACATTGTGCAGTCATCACAGTTTCAAAATTTTTCTAAAGTTCTAACAACTCCATTGCGTTTGTGCAAAAAACACTGTTCTTAATTAAATAGTCACATATGTTTCAGTGGGTTAAAATAATTTATAATAAAATTTTCAGTAGATCTTATGATCCCAGCAAACACTACATGAGGGGAAGATGATGTACGAATACAAATGCAATATTGTTAAAATAGTAGACGGTGATACGGTTGATGTTGACATTGATCTAGGATTTGGTGTGTGGCTCAAAGATGAGCGAGTAAGAATCATGGGCATAGACACGCCTGAATCAAGAACCAGAGACAAGGTTGAAAAGAAATTTGGATTGGCATCCAAAGCCAAACTGAAATCATTACTAGGCAAGACAGGCATCCTCAAAACACAAGTGAATAAAAATGGTGAAGACATGAAAGGCAAGTTTGGTAGAATACTAGGCGACTTTCAGGTTGGTGCACGAATGGTGACAGAAATACTGTGTGAAGAAGGATATGCTGTGCCTTACTTTGGTGGATCCAAAGAAGATGTTCAAAAGATGCATCAAAAAAATCGCGAAATACTTGTGAAAAAAGGCATCGTCAAACTCTAGTTGACAAATACCAAAACTATTTTATAATAATAGTATGATGAGAATACTATTAGTGGTGGTAGCATTCTGGTTGGGCACAATGTGGTGTAAGATAGGCAATGCCTTTGACTACAACATTATTGATCCAAACCAAGAACCAGAAGCATACTGTTTGGCGCAGAACATATTGTTTGAAGCGTCAGTGGAGCCTATGGCAGGCAAAATTGCTGTGGGCCTTGTGGTGTTGAATAGAGTCAACGACAATCGTTATCCCAATACCATTTGCGAAGTAATCAAAGAAGGACCTATATACGAGTCATGGAAGACTCGCAAAGATCCTGAACTTGCAGAAGAAGATAGAATATACTATCCTGTCAAACACAGATGTCAGTTTTCTTGGTACTGTGATGGTATGTCAGATGAAGTGAGACCAACTGAAAATTGGTACAAAAGCCAGATTGTTGCACTGCAATTGTTGGATGGCAAATTTGGTGGCATCATTGAAGGAGCCACACACTATCATGCCACATACGTCAACCCTCAATGGAGACACGAATTAACATTCATAGGGCAGGTGGGTGACCATTTGTTTTACAGATGGGAAAATTAATTGTAATTTTTAGCAGTATTTGGCTGATTAGTTGTGCCAACTCAACCTATCACACTTTGACTGGGCACAGCAAACAATCTGAACAGATTGAACGTACATTTCAAAATGCTTTGGAATTCAACAAAGACGGAGTTGCATCATTTTGGCACGATAAAAACACAGGCAAAAGTGGCTCGGTGACACCTGTGTATGCATCATACAAACACAAAGGACCCTGCAGGCACTTTGAAATTGCACACTATAACCCCAGCAAATACTATCACGGCATTGCCTGTAGACGTGATCAAGTTTGGCAGATTCACTAAATAAATACAACAAAGGAAAACACGAAAATGCCAATAGGATTTACAAATTCAGGAATTGACGCAAGAGCGCCAAAACACTTCAGATGCACAGTTGCTATGAGCACCTTTAACACATCCGCAGATGCACAGGGTGGCGGCTGTACACCTAATGGCAACTTTCCAACCACAAACAAATACTTTTATTCCACAAACTTAACAGGTGGCAAATCCACCACAAGAGCCACAACAGATGCTCTAGCACTGAGACGTGAAAGAGGATTGATGAGATGGGAATCAGTGGTGAGAGCACTCAACGAAAAGTCCAACTGTGAAATATTTGACATTGAAATTGTTGAAGCCAACGGTGATGCACAAGCAACACAGATACAATGGACAGTGGCATATGAAGACACAGATTCACTTTTTGATAAAGATGCAACATCATTTACTTCTATTGATGGATCAACTACAGTCAACACAGCAGAAGAAGTGATCAAAGAACAAATTGTGCGTGGTTTGAACTTTGGTGCAACATACACAGATGACTCAACACTTACTGGTAGCAACACAG